CGCCAACTGGTGGAAGACTAGCTGGACAGACAGAGGCTGGGAGCCAGTCATGCTCAACAGGAGCCACGCTCTAGGAAGTCCGCTCTACAACAAACTCCAGCAAAAGCTCATGGCTACCGCGATGGGTCTTCACCCTGAGCTACTCAACAAGTTTGACTGGATTGTCGCTCGCTTCATCCGCTGGTGTGCGCTTTACGCCGCTGGTGGTGGATGGATGAGCGACTACGATGTGGTGAACAAGAAATTCACCCCAGAGATAGCAAAAACGTATGAAGATCACGGAACTCTCCACATAAATAGCGGTGAGCCTGCATATATCTTTTATGCAACCAAAGAGCATTGCGCTAACGCGATAAAGAAATTTGTTCAAGAGCCACTTGTAGAAGGTAATAAATTAATTAACGAGTCTGAAATTCTGGGAATAGAAAATACTTTGGACGATGTGCTTAAATTAATTCACCATGCAAAGTGTTCTACGCTTGAAGTCAGGTCACAGGTTATGTTGAATACGCTCTCTGATGAGAAGCCCATTTGAAAAGCGTCAAACTTTCATGCATACAGGTCACATAGGTGACATTATTGCATTCCTACCTGTATTTCAGGGAATGGGTGGGACTACAATGGTTATTCGCGATGAGGCTTGGATGGCTCCAATGAGCGGCTATAAATACGACTCACTTAAACCATTACTTGAGAGCCAAAACATTGAAGTTCTGTGGAATGATGGCAGGTATGGAATTGATCACGATGTTTCAGGATGGCGCGAGTGCTATGAACACCATGTTTCCCTAACTGATTGCCAAGCAAGATACCTTAATTATGTACCAAGAGGTCATGGTCATGTTGAAATAACAGAGCCTTGGCTAAAGGTAGACGCAGACGAAAATACTAAAGGAAAAGTAATTTTTAATCGCACTCCGCGATACATGAATCCAAACTTCCCTTGGAAACCTGTGTACGACAGGTATATAAATAGAGCGGTGTTTATTGGAACTGAGGAAGAACACGCAAAATTCTCGCACGAAGTAGGAGCTATTGAATACTACAAGACAGAAAGCTGTCTGGATGTTGCCAAGGCAATTGCAGGGTGTGACTTCTTTGTCGGAAATCAATCTAGTTCGTTCTGGATTGCCGCTGGACTTCGTAAACCATTACTTCAAGAAATGGATCTAGTAGTTACCAATAGCGTAATAAGATACGATGGGGCGCACTATCCGTATGATTGCAAGATAGATTTTGATAGCCTGCCAGAATGAAAACTCTTCTCTTTTGCACAGCATACGCGCAAAACCAAGATGTTTGGAACGGCAGGTACAAGTCATGGTTTGAATACTATAAGTCTTCTGGAATAAATCACGACAAGCTGATGATATTTGACGACGCATCTCCAGAGCGTCCAGAGTTTTGCCCAGCAGAAAACTACTATAGGTTTGACGAGCATCTTGGTCGTCAGGGTCACCTTGACTACGGAGGATGGTATAGGAGCTTTGCTATAGCAGTCAGATATGCCAAGAACAATGGTTTCGATAAGATAATTCACGCAGAATCAGATGCGTATTTGCTTTCAAGGTCTATCAAAGACTTTGTTAATTCACTTAACTCAGGGTGGCATACATTCTGGTGTCCACGCCACAACCTTCACGAATCATCATTACAGGTTATCTGTCCAGACAAGATTGATACCTACTACGATTTTACAGATCATCCTTACGACCATTATAGAAACCAATTGATCGACAATATGTTCCCATACACAGAAGTATATAAGTTTTTCAAAGGAGATAGATACGGAGAATACATGGATCAAATACCATTTGATGCAGACTTTTGTTGTCAAACTTCTCCTGAGATGATCAGGGACTACTTAGCCAGATCGTGAAAGTTCAGGTAGTTTCCATCTTTACTGATAACTTTAGAGGGATGGCGGAACTTGTGTCGCCAATATCACAAAAATATTGTGACACGCATGGATTTAACTACAGATTAGTAGAAGTATATCCTACGCAAGAAAAACCAGCGTCATGGCATAAAATACCATGCATGAAAGAAGCGTTCTCCAGTGGTAATGATTGGGTTGTGTCGGTAGACATTGATGCGTTCTTTTACAATCATGCAATTTCATTACTTGAATTTTTAGATACCGACAAAGACATAGTAATATCCAAGGATGACAATGGTTATAACTGCGGTGTGATGGCATTGAGAAACTGCCGCGATAATATTGATACACTAGACAAGATGTGGTCGATGGATGAATACAACCATCACGGCTGGTGGGAACAAGCGGCATTCCATCACTTAACAAATGAAAATTGGAATGGTATCAACAATAGAATATTAGAAGTTCCACACAATCGTTTTAACTCATGGGAGCATGATCTAAGCCGTGACTCGCTTGTGTTCCATGCCTGTGGTGGAGATAAAATAGAAAGAATTAAAAAAATACTATTGACGACTAATCATTGATTTAGTAATAGTCACTCAACTCGGTGTGTTCCCTCCGCATGGGAATGGCTTGGTGGAAGCCGCAAACATTCACTAATACAGGCCGCAAACAAAAGCTAGAGCGTGCCGCTAGCGATAACCAAACCAAACTTCGTATCGATTTCGCACGCGAAATCCGTACACCCTTGGGGTTGTCGCTACCACAATTGGTTGTGACTCCTTCAAGTCAACCAAACCAAATAATATGGCTAGTACAGGAACTGGGGTAAGTAATTCTGCTGTTGCAAACAGCGGTTACATCCCCAACACAGATACGGCTCCAGTCAATTACTCCAATCTTGGAGCTAGCACGACCGCGAGCGCAAACTTCAGCAATTGTATTCCTCTTGCTACGATCCAGAACTTCGCTTCCAAGGATGTTTCGCGCATCATCGGACAGATCGCAAAAGTTCTCGCTCGTAAGTCTCCCTACATCAACTCCATCGACGGCGGAACTATTCCCAATGTCTCGGATGTTGTCCGTAGCGTAGTCGAGGAAATGGCAGTGCCTGCCGCTTCTCTTGCCGCCCCAACCTTCGTCGATGACACTACGCTTTGCGGCGTCGGTGCTACTCCTGACCAAGTTGGTTCGACTGAGTACCAGTTCAGCTTGCAGACCCTTCGCGGCGCAGGCCCTCGTATTTGCGTCAAGCAAGCTCGCACAGCGTTTAAGGGTTCTTACCTTCAGGCTCAAGTCAGCCTTGAGAAGAGCATCCTCCAGATCATCAACGCTGACATCCGTTATCAGTATCTCATCCAGTCTGGTGTGAAGTATGTGGTCAATTCGACCCAGTCCTTCACTGCCAACCTCACTGGTGATATGCAACAGATCAACACCAAGTTCGCTCAGATTCTTCCTGACTCTGCTCTGAACTTCAAGACGCTCTATCGCATCGGAACCTTCCTTCGTGAAGAGATGCTTGCAGAGCCTTTTGCCTCCAAAGAGGGTGAGTTCTTCCAAGTCATGCTCTCCGCTGACGCCATCGAAAACATCCGCAACGACGCAGATGTCAAAGAGGATCTCCTCTATTTGACCGCTGGTTCGTTCAAGCTGGGTGAGGACAGCATCAGTGGCTATCAGTTCCAAGGCTATCGCGGTTTCGCTTTTGGTATCGACCAACAGCCTCTGCGCGCCTCTGGTTTTGACGGCAACGGAAACCTTGTCCTGATCAACCCTATCGTTAGCTCGGCTGTCACAAACGGCTTTGCTCAACGCCGTAACCCAGCATGGGTTGCCGCGAACTACGAAGTTGGTTTCGTCATCGCTGGTGACGCATTCAAGCGTCTCGTCCCAGAGCAGTATGTTGGTGAGGGAACATTCCGTTTCGCTCCTCAACTCGCTATGGGTGAGCTTGAGTGGACTTACTTCCGAGACAACGATTGCAATCTCTACGGAGATTTCGGTCAGCACATCTATCAGATCCAACGCGCTATCCAGCCAGTTCGACCACAGAATGTGGTTCCTGTCTTGTACAAGCGTTGCCCATTTGATGGTGCGCCTCTTCCTTGCTCGACCTCTTCGACTGGTCTGTAATAGGTAGTTAGTTATCGGTGATCGATGCAGGATAAAACTTGCATCGGTCACCTCAACTGATTAGCTTTCACAAAACCTTACTACGATGACGCCACAAGAATATTCCCTTCAAACTAACCTAGCCGCAGGTGCTCCCACATGGAGGCACTACAAGCAATCTTTGTTGAACAATCCTTCTGTGGTGAACAGCATTAACTTTGGTGCGTTCTTTGATACCACAACTCAAGGCAGTGGTGGACTGACTACGGCAAACCTTGTTGGCATAAACTCAACTGACTATGCAAATGGAATTTCAGTTATTAATGGAAGTCAAATTACTTTTTCTAACGCAGGAAACTACTACATAGATTTCCAAGGTCAGTTTTTATTCAGTGGTGGAACAACCAACTACGACATTACTAATTGGTATGCAGTAAACGGAGTCAATGCACCGAATTCCAGTTATACATTTACGATTGGTAGCGCACAAAGATCTCAAACTCTCACAAATGTTACTGACATCAATTATTTCCATGCTGGTGATTATATTCAATTCTACTGGTGGTCAGACATCAGTCCATCGGCAATAGCATTAACACCCACTGCCGCAGGAACATTACCAACACGACCATTTGCTCCTAGCGTAAATGTAAATATCATCCAACTCGCCTAACCTATGTCGCAATTCCCTGAAATCACATCAAATCTTTCCACTGCTAACTGGAGGGCAAGCGTCCTCACAATGCTTAAAGGTCTTTCAGACTCTTCATATTCTGATGCTGTTAAGATTATAGGAACATCTCCCACTGGAACTGCAATACCAGTACAAACTGATGCACAGGGTGTTCTTTCAATAAACCCTGCCAAGCGCGACAAAGATGTTTTAGGAAGACTAAAGGTTTCAGTTCACCAAAATGTGTACGAAGCTGACTTTGAATATGGAAAGCAACCTCTTCGATGGGATGAGATTGTTATTCCTGCCGTCAATGGCGGAGGATCAAATATCACCCACCTCCCTGCTTATGGTGGTGTTGCAATGACAATTTCTGCTGTTGCAGGTGATGTAACTATCAGACAATCAAGACCATATCACAGGTATCAACCTGGTAAGACAATGTTTATGGCTACTGCCTTAAATTTTGGAACTACAAATTTAGGGCAGTTCCAGCGCGTTGGATTCTTTGATGATGCTAACGGAGTATTCTTCCAGCAGACTGGCGCACAAGGAGCAAACCCTGCAAACCCTTATGGAATGAGCGTTGTCTATCGCTCTGATGTTCCTTCAAATGGAAGCCTAGTTATAGGATCAACTCCTGCTGATGTTGTTGTTGATTACGCACAATGGAGTGATCCTCAAAATATCAAGTCATCTATTAACTGGGCTGACATTCAAATGTATTGGATCGAATTTGCTTGGTATGGTGCTGGAGCAGTCCGCTGGGGCGTTTTCCTTAACGGAGAACCATACATTCTCCATGAAGTTGGTTTTGGAAACAATGCCGCATCTAGCGTAACACTTGGATCTCCTCTTTCAAATGGATCAAATGTCCCTCAATACGCTTCAACTGCCGCTGGACAACAACAACTTCCTTGGGCAAGGACTGGAAATCTTCCTGTTCGTTATGAACAAAGAAACATAACTTCAACCACTGCAAACACCATGTTCCATTATGGTGTGTCAGTTGTTGTTGAAGGAAAGCGCGATGACCAACGAGGATTTACTTATGCATATGGAATGTCTCCCTCAGTTCCTCGTAGATATGTTTCTCCAAACACAACTCGATATCCTGTAATTTCAGTTCAGGGTCGCGCAATGGGAACGCAAGAGTATCAGTCTACTACAACTTCAGCAGGAGCAGTTGTGTCTGCCCTTTATGACTCTGCGGCAACTTGGACAACCAATCAGTGGGTTGGTCGTTGCGTAAACATCCAAGGAATTTCTCTTGGTTCAATCTCAGCGGCAACATCAGTTGCCTCTACTTACCCAAACAATTCTCTTCCGTACATTGGAACGATTACATTTGCTACTGCTCATAATCTTTCAAGCGGAAATCAAATTACTATATCTGGAGCTACTCCTACGGCATGGAATGGCACATGGGCTGTTACAAGCGTCCCTTCTTCTACTCAGGTTACAATTAATTTGACATCAAATGCTGGAACGATGACAGGTTTTGGAACTGCCACTTACAACTTGACTGCTAGGGTAAATGCAAATACCGCAACAACTCTGACTCTTCAAGATATTGTTACTGGACTTCCAATAGGAGCAGTAGTTAGTGGAAACGCAGGAACATTGATTATTCCAAGTGGAAAATCTTACACAATTGGTCAGATAAATCGTGGACAACTTCTTCCACAAACACTTCTTGTGTCATCTGACTCGCTTACGATTGTTGAGCTTATTGCTTCGACTCCATACAACCCAGTAACGCTTACTGGATCTAGCTTTACTCCTCTTTCTCAACTTGGGTCATATCAGTCATTTGGAACTAGGGATGTATCAGCCACAGCACTTTCTGGAGGTGAAGTTGTATACGCATTTACAACTCCTGCTGGTGGATCTGGACTTCAAACGATTGATTTGTCAGCATTTTTCCCTCTTTACAATACGATCAGAGGAAACGCGCCTGACATTTTAACGCTTGCTATCTCCACAAAGGCATCAACGCAACCTATGCCTCTTGTCACTTCTGCAACAATCAGCGGAACCACAGGAACAATTACATTTGCTCAACCTCATGGGCTAAATGTTAATGATTTGATCACGCTTACAGGGTTTACTCCTTCTGGATGGAACTTGAGCAATGTTCCTGTTGTTAGCACTCCAAATGCAAATACAATCACTATTACAATTGCAACTGGAACTCCTGCAACAGCAACTGCTCAAGGATCAATCACTGCTCAAATCGGCGCAAATGTCGGCGCACATTTGGTCGTTCAAGAAGCAATGTCCTAATATTAAAAAACTATGTCTAAACAACTCAATCCATCGGTTCCGTTTCAAGCAACATTTGCAACGGCAGGAACTAATTCTTCAACAGCAGGAGATTCAGCACAGCTTCTTGCTAATGCGACTACTGGAAACTTGTTGACAGATATTCGTTCTGCGGCAAGTGGAAGTGTGTTTTTTAATGATACTACTGCTCGCACAGGAACATGGTATTGCATTCAAGTTCTAGCGGCGTCAGTATTTACAACGCTTACTGATTCTACGCGCTCTGGAACCGCTATTAGCACATTTAGCTTTCCTGCTGGAACAATTTTCTTCGGAAATTTTACTGCAATTACACTAGCTAGCGGAACGATCATTGCTTACAACGCATAGTCTATGCCATTCCTTGGTTTAGCTTTAGCTTTGGATGTTAATTCAATAGCTCCTCCTGTTTTATACCCAACTGCTTATTTAATAGTTGCTGGAGGTGGTGGTGGTGGTGCATCTGATGGTGGTGGTGGTGGTGCAGGAGGGTTTTTAACAGGAAATTCAAATTTAACTCTAGGAACTTCCTATCTTATAACAATAGGAGGTGGAGGAAATGGTGGTACTACAATTGGTTCTACTGGAAGTAATACTTCGTTTGCATCGTTTGTTTCGTATGGTGGTGGAGGAGCTGGAGGAAGTGGTGCAGCAAATGGAAGTAATGGTGGATCAGGTGGTGGAGCAGGCTCTTCTTCATCTACAGGTATTGGAGGATTAGCAACTCCTTCTGGGCAAGGAAACAATGGAGGATTTTCAACGGCAACAGCAACTAACTATCCTGCCGCTGGTGGTGGTGGTGCAGGAGCAGTTGGCGGTAATGGAGGAACTCTTATTTCTGGATCTGGTGGAATTGGACTTGCTAATCCCATTACTGGATCAACGGCAGGACAACTAGTTTCCACAACATATTATCTTGCTGGTGGTGGTGGTGGTGCAAATTATAGTTCTTCAGGTACTGCTGGAACTGGAGGTAATGGTGGTGGTGGTGGTGGTGGAAAAGGTAATACCAATGCCAATGGAACTTCTGGTCTAGCTAATACAGGTGGTGGTGGTGGTGGTGCTGGAGGAGCATCAACTGGAGGTTCTGGAGGTTCTGGAATTGTTGTTTTATCCATTCCCAATGCAAATTATTCTGGAGATTCCAATATTACTACAAATGGAACAACTCCAGCAACACAAGGAACTCAATATACAAAAATTATTAATGGTTCTAATACAATTATTGCATTTTTAACATCACTTTATTACAAAGCATAATATGGCACATTTTGCTCACATTTCTGAAGGATTAGTAGATCAGGTAATTGTTGCTGAATCAGATTATATCCAATCTTTACCAAATGCTTCCGAATGGATTCAGACATCATTTAATACAAGAGGAGGAGTGCATTATGGGCAAGATGGAAATCCAGATGCAGGAATTGCGCTAAATAAAAATTATGCTGGAATTGGTTATTCTTGGGATGGAATAGGTTTTTCAGCACCACAACCTTTTCCAAGTTGGACTTTGAATCAAAATACTTACTTATGGGATTCTCCTGAACCATACCCTACTGATGGGAATATGTATTTATGGGATGAAGAAACAAAAACTTGGATTGTAATGTTAGACAATCCTGATACAACACCTACATCATAATGCACTCTTCTGGACAAACACCACTTCTCGGAGCCGCAACAAGTGCTAGCTTTTTGTTATTCTCGTTTGTCCCTGAAGTCCCTCCTCTTGCTCAATGGATCTGCCTCCTGCTATCAGCAACGGCATCTGTCCTAACGATCATCAAGCAGTCACACAAATGAAAAAGACTTGGGACGCATTACTTCCATTTCTAGGAACAATACTAATGATTCTAGGAGGTTGTACGCATGTCCCATCTTCAATTTCAGTAGCTCCAGCAGTAGACAATATTTCTGCGGTTCAGGGAAATCTTTCTGCGGTTGACAGCAAGTCAGTCGTTATCGAACAATGGCTTAAAACACAGAAATGAAAAGAATAGCATTAGCAATTTTATTTGTCATGGCAGTCGGTGTTCAAGCTACAACGATAACTAAAAATGACATTATCAAGACGATTGAACATCAGCGTCAACTAGTCCACCAAGCTCAAGATGAAGCGTCTGCCGCAAAGCAAGAACTAGAAGTAGTTCAAAATGCAGTAAACGCACAGACGGCAAAGTTGAATGAAGCAGAAAACCAACTAGACATCACTCGTAAAGAGTTGTCAGATGTTCGTCATCATTTCCACCTATTGCTATTGATCTGCTCTAGTTGCATTGGGTTCATTGTATTCGCTAGCATTCAGAGGTTTTCTTCAATTCTCCTTGCCTTCTATCCTCCTGCACTAGCCTCTGACTGGTTTATCTCTATCGGTGCTGGAATTGTAGCAGGAGGGGCGGCATGGAGCCTTCTAGGTCATCTGTAGTCAAGAACAAGCTAGAGCAAAAGCCACTTGGCTCAAAGAAAGCGATCTATGCAATCTTTGCCTCGGTTTCTGTCCTGATTGTTTTCATTGGTTCTGCGTTTTTGATCCTAACCCACGCAGAGGTGGCAAAAGATATTGTGGAATTGGCGAATCTTGTAGTTCTTTTTTTCGGAGCGATAACAACAACCCTAATCACAGGACAAGCAGCAATGGATTGGAAGGCAATATCGGCACTTCAACACATGGATCAGGATTCTAATGAAAGAATAGAAAGCAATCAGGCATTACCTGAATACGAATCACATACAACTGAACTTCGGCGTGATCCAAAAGACTACCTGTTAGCGCATGACACAGCGTTTTAGCAACTTCCTTCCGTTCATCTTCCAGCATGAATGCGAATTCGCCAAAGGTCACTACGGCGACTACAACTATGTCATCGCAGAAGAGGTAGCAGGTGATGATGGCGGCGTAACCAAGTGGGGTTGCGACTATCGTGAATTCAGCGAGAAGCCATTTAACTTAACCAAAGACGACATCCGAAACCTAACAAAGGAAGGCGCAACTAAACTATACTGGTACAACTGGGATAAATACCATGTTGATCAAATGCCAGAGAAAGTTGGAGAAGTCTGGTTCAACTGCAAGGTAGTCAGTGGAGCAAATCAGGCGTACAAGATCCTTTACAGGACAGGCAACAACGCCGCAAAATTTATAGCCGACCAAAAGAATGTGAACTCTCTGATTGTCAAAGCACATCCATCCGACGCCAAGTTTTTGAATGGATGGAATGCGAGGCTTGACGATTTAAGTAAATATCTGCATATCCAAAATGCGTGAAACACCCCAAGCCATACAATGTTTCCCCAGCGGGGTGGGAGGCAATTAACAAAGCCATTGCATTAGTTACGGAACATTATGAGAACATTGCGTTGTTCGTGAACTGGGTTGATGATGAAGGCGAGACCCAGCATTGTGAAATCCTGAATGGAAACGGATTTGCGTTAGAAAATCACATTGATAAATGGGTTGACGGGGAGTTTCTTCCTGATACTTACGAGGATGACGAAGATGACGACAAACCCAGAAAAGCAAAAACATAAACATGGCAAACATAACCCATAAATGGAAAAAGCTCCTTGCTGTTTCTTGCAGTCACGCAAAATATGTAGACAAGAATGCATGGCAAGCAGTCCTAGAATTCAAGCGGCGTTTTAGGCCGGACACAATTTTGCACTTGGGTGACTTTATCGATCTCTCTGCGCTGATGGGGAATGGCGCGGGATCCGGCAGTGATGGAGACGAAGTGACGCCGGACATCGATACTGGACTGGTTCATCTGCGTGAACTATTGGCTGGATGTAAAGACCCTTGGGTGCTTTGCGGAAATCACGAAGATCGCGCTTGGAAGTTGACCCACTCAAAGAATAGCGTCACGGCGTACTGCGCGCACAAAATCATTCAGGCTATCGAGGACACAACAAAAAACCTTAAAGCTCGCCTCATTCCGTACACTGGAATCGAGCAGATAGTTGACATCTCGGATATTGGGTTCACGCATGGAACAATCTACAACGAGATGGCGGCTCGCGATATGGCGGTAAAATACTGCAACGGAAGTCGGCGCAAGGTAGTATTCGGTCACACGCACAAGGTCGCAACCGCAACCGCTCCAACAAAACATGGCGGAACGGGATACAATATCGGAACGCTTACCGCCCGCGGCGCGCTGGAGTACGCAAAGAATCGCCCCAGTACCTTTGCATGGACGCAGGCTTTTATCTGGGGAGAGTATTGCGAATCATTGAATCAATCTTCACTACAAATCACCCAACGAGCGGAGGGTGAGGTGTGGAGAATGCCAGTATAACCATAAAATACAAACATATGAAAACACCGAATGATTGGTTGAATGAGATGATAAAAATGGAGGGAAGTAGCGTTGTAGCAGAAGAGGTTCCAGAAGGATGGATGACTATGGCGCAAATGGCGCATCATGCCGGAGTGGCTACTACTACCATGAACGCAAGAATAACAAAATGGACTCGCGCTGGCCTCGTACAACGTAAGAAATTCAAAATCTGCGTAGGAAGACAGACCACTGACATCTGGCACTACAATAAAATGAAATAGGCTTTACAAACTTTAACGAATACTCAATATTTGCGGATATGTCATGCGGATGTAACTCCAGTTCTATTTACGACACTAGTGCCTTTGGGTGTGTATGCGCCCCAGAATTGCCTTATCCGCAGGTATCCGCGGAATCAGTCCCTTCACTAATAAACAACCTGACGCAGGCTCTTTATGGAACTTATGGAAGCGCATACGGAATTCAAAAATCCGTTGTTAATGGTTTTATTAAATGGACGATCCCGTGTGATCCCAATAATACCACTTCCATAAATGGAGTGCCAAGGCAAACAGGCGAAGGATTGCTTTGTTACATTATTCGCGTATTAAATCAACCAGTACAAAGCGTAACTCCACAATTCGTCATCGCAACCTCCATCGCACTTGGATAAAAAATCACTATGAAAAGACTATGTTCAGCTTACACAATCTCTGGTCAATCAATCACGCTTACTGGAGTCAATGTTCCTCTTCCACAGATCCTTTTAATCTCTGATGCCACTACTGGAAGCATCCTGTATTCAGTTGGAGGTACAGCGGCAACAAGTTTCTCAAATACTGGGGGGAACAGCACGATCACCCTTGCTAATAGTGCGATTTTTTCCTCAACGGATAAGCTGACAATTTACTACGATGACGCAGTAGTGGCTCCTACCACTCCCGTGACGCAGTCCGGCACATGGACTCCTACTCTACCTGTAGGCCAGCAGGCAATGGCTTCTTCCACGCCTGTGGTTATTGCATCGAATCAGTCTGCTGTCGCTGTTTCCTCACAGGTTTCTAGCACCGCTTCACTGACAGCAATCAGCACAGCTACAACAACACCTATTACGGCATCTTCAACTCGCGTTGGATTCATATTCTCAAATGCCGGATCCGGCACTGCTTATGTGCTATTGGGAGCTACTACGGGAGCAACCTCTACAAACTTTAGTTTTTCACTAGCTACGGGCGACATTGTTGCCATCAATTCCTACACAGGCCCAGCTTGTGTTAACACAACTGGAACTACTGCCTTCTTTATTACTACGCTGAATCCGTAATGGCTAAAAAGTTAGGCATTGATCTTTTTGGGAGTAATGCTGTCCTTTCACATGGACTATCAATTGGTTCGTCGTATAAAAGCCAAGTAAAAGTAAATCGCTATCACACTACTCTTTCTCCAATAAGCATAGATACCACTTTACAAGTTTTGATAATTAATGGAGGTGGATCTGGCGGAGGTGGGTATGCAGGCGGAGGAGGTTGTGGAGGTCAAATTGCTTTAGGGACTTTTAGTTTATCAACTCATCATACATATGATATAATCGTAGGGGCCGGAGGAATATATGATTCAGCAAACCAAATCCCAACTTTTGGTGGTTTAAGTTCGTTTGCCGGAAACACAACAGGAAGTTTTCAAGGGGCGGGATATGGAGGGCAAGACGAAAATTATCCTTCAGAGAACGGAGGAGGAGGTTGTGGACAAATTGGTGGGACTGACCCATATACTGGTGGGGCTTATTTTGATGGTAATGGAAATGTAAAAGGGGGTGATGGGTTTTGGGATGAAGCACAACAAGGTTTTGACACTTCAGGAGGCGGGGGGGCGGGACAAGTAAGTGGTCAGGATGCTACACCAAACGCCAATGGTGGCGTTGGAGGGAATGGATTTATGACATCGCATTTCTTTCCTGATATTGGAACAAGCATCCTTGATTACGGAATAGGTTGCGGTGGCGGAGGTGGAAAGACATCAACATATCCTCCTTATGGTGGTGGAAATTATTCTCAAGGCGGGTCTTTTGGTGGCAGTGCTGGAGGTGTTTATTACGGAGGAAGAGGCGGAGCAAATAGTCTTGTAAGTCTTTTTCCTTATAAAGCACCTCAATCAGGAAGCAGTCAAATAAGTTATCCTGCTGGTTCTGGACAAGGTTTTGGAAATGGAGGTGGTGGAGGTGCATATAACATAAATTCTCCTAATAATGTTGGTGCAGGCGGAAATGGTTCAGACGGCGCGGTGATTTTGAAGGTTCCAGCAAATTTTCCTTGGGATCAAAATGCGACCAACAACGCAAATCCTGACATTTTAGTCGGTGACCCAGTTAATGATTATATTTACATAGTGTATCCAACATCTGGAACATTCATTATGCTTTGACATTACTCCTAGAAATATATAACTAATCTTTATGGCATCAAATAAAACCAAACTACCAGAGGGTTTCCATGACCTTGGCGAAGACCTTTCTATGAAGGGTCAAGACCATATCAACAAAGTTGAACAGGAAGCGGAAACGCATATTCACTATCCCACTCTTTGGTTCCATGAGAAAAACGCTTTGAAAGACCTTCCAAAAGAAGGAATGGCTGAAATTAAATACAAAAAAGTCATGGAGCGGGAAGAAAAAGTCATGGTAAATGGCAAAGAAGTGTCTCGCTATACAACCGAACTTGAGATTCATGGCATTCGCGCTCATGGAGATTGGGAAAACGAAGAAACGTCAGAAGAAAACGAGCCTAGCGATGATGATGCCATCGAAAAAGGTTTAGAAGCCGCATCGAAAGCAAACTCCAACGACTAATATTATGGCAAACGACCAAACAATGCCCCCATCCGAACAAAATCTTCCTCCCGACATGGGAAAAGGCCCAGCTAGCCCAGCCGACATGGCTCCTGCTGGCGTTCCAGCTCCACAGGACGGCGGATCCGTAATGGTATCCATGCCCAAGGCCGCTTTCGATGCAATTCACCAGCTTATCGTCCAACTTGCAAGCGGAGTTGATCAACTCGCTCAAGGAGTTAACCAACAGGCCGCTGGAGGGTCTCCAGAAGGCGCACCAATGCCCCCAGAAGCTCCCACAGGTGGCGCGCAGGGTGAAGAGGGCGGTAGTGACGAGGACTTCCTCAAAAGCATGGCTCAAGAGGCAAGTCAGCGCACCAAATAAGGTACAAAATCAATGTTCGTCTCGCAAATATTTGACGAGGCTTCGGAGATTCTTGCAACGACTGATCAGACCAAGATTTTCCGCAAGCTGACGCAGGCGGTTCAGACCCTCATGGAGTCTGGACACTGGTTGCGAACGACCCAAGAGGTAGATGTCTGCACTGGCTGGGATGGTCAGACAATTACCCTTCCCCGCGGCATTGAGGTTCCGCTTGGGGTAAACATTGATGGTTCTCCTACATATTTCAGAGGACGCCTGTTCCAGTACAACGTAAATGCAGGCGGAATGTACAACCCAGTATCATGGGCATGGGATGACCGAGGATTTGTGGCGACCCAGATGGACATCCGGCAACCTTCACAACTTGTTGCCATCTCCGAACACCAAGCCGATGCCGGACTTCAACTGCGAGTCATTGGAACAGACGCAAACAACCGCGACCTGCGCTCACAACTTGATGATGGCACTGGACTTGATGGAATTCTTGTTCCAATTCATGCCCAGAGCGACTTCCCATTCGGAACCATACAGCCGGATGGAGTAACAATTCAGACGCGATCTGTCGCGATTTCTGCATTACAAAAATTGCTTTCTGCCACAGCGCATCAATTGGCATCTGGTCAATCCGCAGTTCTCTCTGTTGGTTCAGGATCAGTAAATGTTCCTGTCGGACTCATTAACGGAAACACTTATTACATTGGAGTTGATGACGCCAACACGATTACCCTTTACCAAACATCGCTGGATGCAAAGGCCGGAGTGAATCCCATCAGCCTGACAAGTATTGTCGGCGCGCCATCTGTCACGCTTACAGACTCGCGTAATGCGAGCCTCCTGACTTCTGTAAATCTTGTCAATGGTCAGCCAGCAATCTCGATTGCATCTCCCAACGAGGTTACATTCTCGAATATCGGAGGGAATTCACTTCCCTCTCCTCTTGCCGCAAACACGACCTATTTCGCGCAGTCGTTGGATACATCAAACCTTCAGGTGTATGCTTCCTTGAACGACGCACAAAATTCAACGAATCCAGTCTTGCTGTCCGGCAGTAACTCTCAATTCAATGTGGACATTCGCAAGCCAATTGGAGCGCAAACGACACTCACATTCTCTCCGTTTCACAACTATAATACTGGCGATGCGGTTCAGGCGTTCACAAATGGAGGAACATTGCCGACGCCTTTGATTGCGGCGCAGAATTACTTTGTTCATTCAATCAATTCGACATCACTTACGCTTCACGCGAACGCATCTGATGCAACGGCTGGAACAAATCCAATCACATTCACCGACAACGGCTCTGGAACCAACTCATTGGTAAAACTAGTTTCAGCAACTTCAAATACTGGAACCATTAACCAGATTACAGCCGCCGGACTGAATGTTTCTGCACCTTCTGCGCCGACCTCCGCCGCATCAGCAGTTGCAATTGTTACTGGATCTGTGGTCGGAGTTCAAATCACTGCCGCCGGATCAAAGTACACATCAACGCCGAAGGTGACATTTGATTCTCCTCTAAAGACATACACAATTACTGGAAATACGCACGGCACGACGACAATTGATGGCATCCCGAACATAACATATGTTTCGATTGGTCAAACTATAACTGGATCTGGCATTCCGGCAGGAACGATTGTCACAGCGATTAACGGGTCAACTTCCATTACGATAAGCAATGCCGCTACGGCAACGGCAACAGGCGTTACACTAACGCTTGCTCCTACAATTCCAGTAGGATCCACGCAGACATATTCGACTGCAACTGGATATGCAGTGATGATACCAGACGCCGTTGGATCTGCCACATATCAGGTTGGATCAATTGTTATAACATCATCTGGTCAGGGTTACACATTACCTCCAGTTGTTACTATTGATGCTCCTACTACAAGCAATGGATTCACATACGCAAGCACTATAGGAAGTCCAATTCTTGCAAGCGTAACTGGTATCTCTGGTCAGGCCGCAGGACAGCCCGTCTTTGGTGCAGGAATCCCAAATGGATCCACGATTGTTTCGGTAACTACCAGTCCGAATACAATTACAATTTCTCAAAATGCCACTGCTACATTAGCGGCTGGTCAGAATGGATCGTCGCTCGTATCCAGTACAACAACACAGGCGGGAGCAATCTCAACACTACAGACTTCTTTTGTTTCCAACATCATTGTTCCCACTGGATCGGGCGGACTTGGATATGCGGCTCCTCCTATTGTGCAAATCACAGGCGGCGGTGGTACTGGAGCCACGGCAACATCTCAAATTTCAAATACTGGTGTTGTTACTGGAATTAATGTGATTTCACAAGGCACTGGATACACATCTGCTCCGACCATTTCACTCCTTCCATCTACTGGCGTTCTTGTTCAATTCTCATCCACTGGGACATTGCCTTCGCCTCTGATTGCCGGAACAGCATACAGACTTGAAAACCCTATTAATGCAGGGGCGGGTGTATACACAATCCTGAATCAGGATTACTCCACAATCAACATTACTGGGACATTCACTGGAAACTTCTATGTCAATCTTTCCAAATCGTTTGCAATTGGGTTTAATGGTTTATGGAATGGTGACTTTGGTGGTCTTTCAACTGGTCAGGTTGTTTATTTGTCATCCGATTATTTGTTGCCAACTGGAGTAAATAATACTACCGCATACACGATAACAATAGTAACTCCAACAACGGCACAGCTATCTGCTGGATCCCCATTAACACTAGTAACGCCAACCGCGCTGGGAGTTGGTCAGTCATATTTTGCTGTTCGTGTAACGGGACAAGGAACGCCATACAATAACCAGATTGTATTGTCCAATATTCAGTACCTTTCTAATGGTGAAAGCGTTCAATTGGCTTCTACTGGGACGCTTCCTACACCAATTAAGTCTGGAACAACATATCCCGCCCCATACACCATCACACTTGTTGGTAACAATATCTCTCTTACGGATGTCAACAACAACCCTGTAAACATCACAAACCTTGGGGTTGGTCAGATCAGCATGAACATTGTTCGTTCATTCTCGCCATCTGCATCTACTAGCATCGTTGCGAACAATCAAATTTATGACACAGGGGATCAGATCGCCGTCAGAGCCGCCATTGGTGATACATTGCCTGCCGGAATCACTGCTGGCAATTATTACGCAAGGGCAATCGATAACAGCACATTTGAGTTGTATGACACGCAATACAATGCCCAGCACATAGACTTTACAAATGGTCGTTTCAGCTTCTCAAGCACAGGGAATAGCGTCACAAGCACATTCTATGTGGACGCAATCCTACCTCCAACGCTCGTCAAGTCAGTCATGCACATTGAAAAGCCGATCACAGCGGGGTATGTGAGCCTGTATGCGCTTGATTACGGCAGGAGCAACGATATGACCCTCATCGGTCAGTATCACCCTTCTGAAACAAACCCAAAATATCGCCGCATTAGGATCGGTCAATCATGCTCATGGGCGCGTATCATTTATCGGGTCGCGCACCCTGAAATTACTAGCGTCTACGACTATATTCCCATTGAGAATGCCCGCGCAATTATTGCGGCTGTCCACGCGGTTGACCTTGAGGACAAGGATTTCCTTGATCAATCCCAAAAATATTGGGCGACGGCTTTATCCTACTTGAAAAATCAGCAGGAAAGTTTTGAAGGCCATGCTTTCACACCTCCGCAGATCAATAATATTACCTACGGAGATGGAACTGATCCAGTTATCGAGTCTGTCTACTACTGGTAATGAAATCTCCCAACATCACTTCAGGCAGGGCGATAAAAACTACCGCCGGATGGCTCCACGGCGTCAATTCGGTACGCAATCCTTGGACTCTCCCTGATAATCAGGTGAAATGGGCGCAGAATGTGAATTTCCGCGGCGGAGTCGCTCAAACGCGCAACGGATTCGACATGAGGCTGTCGTTACCTCAAGGAAATTTCCAAGGTGGCATCATTTTTAACGCAAACAAACAATCCAAGGCCGCTTCGGTTACCACAAACCTCTCCGGCGTCAAGATTTCACAACCTCAAACGATTTACACACCACAGGGAACCGATTCCCTTGAAACAGAGCTTTCCTACGCCCTATTTTGCGTCGATGGCAAGGTGTACTACGCTCCATTTCCCTTAATTCAGCCTGCATCATGGTCTTCATACCAACTGACCAACATCCAGCTTGATCCTAATGTAAAAAAGGTAAATTTCGTGATAGCGACCCAGCAAGCATCAACAAATGCCAGCGGGAATGTCACAATTACGCCATCACATCGAATTGTTGTCATCCAAGATGGAATAAACACCCCATGCTACTGGGATGGATCGGATATCACGGGACAACTTGCACTTCAGATGCCTGTTGGATATTGGATGGCATTTTCAGGAAACCGCCTGTGGGTGGCTAATGGAAATATCATTTCTGCATCTGATTTGGCTAACCCTATTGGATGGAAAGAGCGCACATCCGGCGCGGGGCGCGGTGACTTTAGTGTTCCTAGACCAGTTACTGGGATGCATGATTTTGTAGGCCAGAATAACAATACAAACCTGTATGTCTTTACAAGTCAGGCAACATACTCCCTGTCGAGCGGTATTCTTGATCGATCTACTTGGGCAAACACTCCAAACTTTCAAAGCACGCTTTTCCCTAGCGTAGGATGCATAGCTGGAGACAGCATCACTTTCCAGTCTGGGTTAATGTGGTGGTACTCGCAGGGCGGGCTGGTAAGCGCGGACGTAGCATCAAACAATTACCTATCCAGCCAAGTTCTGTTCAAGGATCTTGAGATGGCAAAGGTGAAACGTCTTATGGCGGCAGATTGTAGCGGGATATGTGCTACAGCATTTGAAAACTACTTGCTTGTTTCTGTTCCTTACCTAGAGCCTCTTAACAGCGCGACGATGGCGTTAGATTACGCGGCGGCGAGCGAGTTGAGCGATGGCAGGAGTCCTGCATGGGCTGGAGTGTGGACAGGCATCAGGCCAATCACATGGTCAACGAACGTGATCAACAATCAGCCTCGCTTGTTTGCATTCTCCGTAGATTACGCATCAACAAGCGACGGGTCGTTTAATCACCTGTGGGAAGCGTTCTCTCCCAACCGATATGACACATACCTGAACATCGCGCAGGATGGATCTACGACACAGCTTGTAAACAGGATCTATTGCCAGCTTGAGACCGCCCTTCTTGGAGACTCGATGGATAAAAAACAATTCGTGTATGCCGAGATGGATTGCTCACAGATCGCAGGAACAGCGGATGTGAGGGTTTCGTACCGCGGAACGAAAGGATCCTATCAACAAATCCTGAATACTCGCTTGCTAGCAGTCACAGAAGAATACCAATACGCAACAAGTCCAGTTGCGGCTGAAATAAATGATCTTGGGTTTTTGCAGACGCAGTCACGCCGATTGACGACCGAAAATGTTGCTAGGAACACAATAATCAAGTCGTGTGAATCTAGTGACACGCTTGATGTGGACAAGGCATTTAGTCTTCTCATCGAATGGTGTGGCTCAATGGGTATTGATTCCGCAAGAATGTTCCAAGACCCTTGGTCTGATACATCGTACGGAAAACCTTCGCAGGATGAGACGACTCCATGCGTTGTAGCCGAGGACGGGTCTTCAATTGTTGTTGCGCTTGAACCTGCGCCTCAAGAAAACGCCGGAAACATTCTGACTTCATGGTCTAGCACTCAAACACGCACATACACGACGCCTCCATGCCCAGTTGGACAATCCGCAGTCAAGGCATCAGCCACAGCTACGGCATCCTACACCTCGTATATTTCTTTAGCTGACGCCATAGCTCAAGCTGGCGCGCTAGCTCTACAGGAGGCAACAAATGCCGCCAATCAGTATCGTGTAGCCAACCCTTGCAACTAATGCCAACGATCACCTACGCATCAACTCAAATAACAGAGTTTCCCAATCTGTTTGTGTCTCCATACGGAAATGACGGCATTATTCCGCTCTATTCAAGCGTGCCGATGACGTACTCATCCACGGGGTCTTGCCTACCATGCGTTGTTTGTGGTAATTCAAAAACACGGGCTAGTGTGATTGCGGAGCAATCTCAAAATGTCCAGCAAACATCAACAAATGGAATCCAGCTAGCAACTGGAGTATAAATAATGACCCAATCAATAAACTTCAAATATGTCGCGCCAGAAACCCAAGAATTCAAGCAGATGCAGACATTCGCAGAGTCATTTGATCACTGCATACTGCCAAGTCCGAATGCAAGCCTTCATGCGTTCTATCGAGGCGATGTTTGTTTCGGATACTTGGACACAATTTATCTTCCAGTTAGCTATCCGGCGTTTCATCCTGCCTTAACTAGGCCAAATGATGTCATTAAAGCCATGTCTGGATGGAAGGCTCACACACAATTGTCAGGAAAATCAGGATATGTTGGAGTCCCTACAGAAGAGGACAATGGAAGGCCAAACTTCCCTGAATCAACTATGAATAAGTTAGGACTTTACAGATTGAAACGAGAACTTTATATTCCGAATTAATTATGGGCGGATCTCCTCAACCTACACCTCAAGCACCAGACCCTACTCTGAACCTTGCTTTGCTTGGAATGCAAAATCAAGCAGGAATTGGTGCGTTAAAAGCACAATCGGCAATCGATTTAGCAAAGTCTCGCACTCCGCTTGAAGCTAGGGTTCCTGATATCTATGGCCCACAGGGCGCGTTAAATGACACTAGCAAGTTAGCCGCTATTAACGCATACAAGAGCAAGCAGTTAGAACAACAGATGAATCCAGCCGCGGCAACCGCTCGTCAAAACATCCAGACCGCCGCCGCCCAAGATGTTAATCCCAGTTATTGGCAAAATCAGATGGGTCAATGGAGTAAAAATGTTGGATTCTGATTATGGCATACGCATCACCAGATCAAGTTAGTAGCCCATTTACTTGGCAAAACGAACTCCAAGATTGGACGAAAAGAGGTGGGCTACAAAACTACCTACAGACTGGGCTTCAAGATAGCACGATTAACAAATCTGGGTTTTATGATAGAGCGACCGCCGAGGCTCAAGCACTTCGCGCAAAAACCCTAGCTGAAGCACAAGGGATTATCGGTCAGGCTCCTATTGCTGGAATTGATCCTGCCACAGCGGTATCTGCTCTTCAAAACGCTGACGCACAGGCAATTCAACAAAGAAACACAGCAAGGCAGGCCGGATTTGCTAATGCCGCAGGGCAACAGCAATCGACCACTGATTGGATTAACCAAATGATGGGATCAACTGGTCAGGCTGTAAATGCACAGCAACAGGCTTGGCAGAATTATCAGCAGGCAATGATAAATCAAGCCGCTCAAAAACAAGCCGAGCAGAATGCTTTGATTGGAACTGGAATTGCCGCCGCCGGAACAATTGGAGGAGCCGCTGTGGCTGGGCCAATTGGAGCCGCAATCGGTGGAGGTCTTGCGGGATTAGGTTCAAAAGCAGTAATGCCATCAGGAGGATACACTCCTGCCTCTTCTGCTCCTGCGGCGGTTCAACAACAATATCCTTGGATGGCACAATCCTATTCAGGCCCAAGCAATAACTATTCTTAAAAATTATGGGAGGACATAATCCAAATTTAGGTAAAGACATCGGTCTTGGTGTGGCAACTGCTGGAGTATATCCAGCATTTGACTCCATGTATCATCACAACAAAAATCATGTTGGCGGAGAAGGCGCGTTCTTTGGACTTGGGCCTGCCGCATTACTTCTTCCTCAAAAACAACAGCAACAACAGCCCGCTGAAATGAATGCTCAAAATCTTGCTATGCTACAGCAGATGCAAAACCCAAATCAAAATTTTAACGGAGTAACATTCTAAAGCTATGGGCGGATCATCACCACAACCTCAATCGACGCAAACGGCACTTGATCCACAAATGCTCACATTGATCAAGTCAATGCAAGATCAACAATTGCAAGCTCAACAGCAGGCAATGAAACAAGAGCAGGCCGCTATCCGAAATTCTCAAGTGCAGGCCGCTCAACAGGCAGGCAGTGTCGGCAACCAACAAGCACAGCAACAGCTTGGACTCCAAAACCAATATCAGGAGGCATTGGATGCATCGGCAAAACAAAACGCTATGGGTGTAGGAGGGTACGCCGCCACTGGAGGCGCATTCGACCCTAATGCCGCCCGCGTTGCTCAACTTTCTAACCTTGGAGCCGCCGCTGGATCGCTTCCTACTAGCGTTTATAATCAAGCCGGATCTGGAGTTGCTCCAAAGAATCCTGCAATGACTGCCGCCGCTCCTGTCAATACAGGCGTCAGTGGTGCTAGCCAATTCAATCTTCCATCGACCCAAGGTCTGAAATTCGGAGGAATCTAACTATGGCATTTTCACTTGAGACTGGCGGATATCAATTCGCACCTGCGTTTCCTCGTACCGATGACACACAGGCACTTGCTGGCATTAAGCCGCTGTCTTTTAGTGGAGGAGGCCAGTCTCCGTTGCAGTTCCAACCGCTAGCAGGATGGTCAACGCCATCAACTCACCCTGAATATATAACTCAAGGAATATCTAGTGGGCTTGGAGCAATTGCACAAGGCATTCAGGCCGCATACAAGAGCAAGACCGATCAGGCTCGCGAAGACAAACTTCTGGCGCAGAAATACGCACAGGAAGAGAAAATTGCAAAAATCAGGGGAGATGTTTCAGAGCAATTATTGAAGGATAGGATCGCCGCGGCAGGTGGAAATTTAGGGAAAGGCACAAAAAACCTTCCTGTAAGCACATTGGGTACATCAACTCAAACTCCCGATGATTCAGAGTCCTCCGCGGAAGATACGAGCTTGCCAGACCTTGAAAAATACAAGGGAAACTCATTCGCACCTCCCACAAAGGATTTTAACCTTCCAGAAAAACTTCAAGGCGAAGCTCCTTATCAGAAGGTGACGCCAGCACCGAGTCTATTTGGAAGCCTTTCCGCTCCAGTGCCAGTGCCGCCCGCGGAACTCAAAGGTAATGCCGCACTTTCTGCGCTATCTTCAATTCCTTGGGGAAGTGTTTCCGGCGTTTACAAATCCGCTGGAGGAGTTCCACAAGAGACATACACTCCTAACGCTGACCTTTTGAGGAACCCTAACAAGGCTCTGTCAAATATGTCCACGTTCGCAAAATCTGGAGACATTGGAACGGACGCCGGACGCGCCGCGGTTATTGATGCTCTTGCAAAGGGATGGAATCCAAACGCTGTACCAAAAGACCCCGCAATTGAGCAGATGATTGGTATGCCAGTCGCTGTATCGCAAGAAGACTTCAGGAAGATTGAGAAATACGCAAAGGCTCAAGGAATAGAGCCTCCTATTGCCGAAAAAGAGCAGTCAGATGGAAGTGTTGTGATGAAGTGGCCTCAACTCACTCCAGAGCAAAGGCTCATGGAGAAGACGCGACAGGACAGGCTTACTTTCCAAGAGCAAAATAGGCAAGAAGCCGGATTTAAGGGAAGGGCGCACGCATTGATGACGACCCCAGAAGGGAAAGCGATCCAAAACCGCGTTGACCTCATCACTCAATTTTGGCCTGCCGCAGATGCCGCTCTTGATACGGATCCCAATGATCGGGTTTCTAGGAGGATTGCCGACTTGGATGCAATCGATAAGTTTACTGCATTTGCGAGCGGAAAACAGCCCACAGAAGCTCAATACCATGAGATCCAAGATTACACGCAAGGATATTTGCGCGATCTGCGCCAAAAAATTGAAAAGTCAGGTCTTTTAGACCCTAGTCAGGGTGGCGCAAGGCTATCTCCTGAAGATGTGATGACCATGAAGAGCATGATGGGAGAAACATTCAATTATACCGCCCAAAGATTTAATGCTCGCGCCAAAAACGCACGCAAGCAGGCACTCTATGACCGCCCAGACCTCCCAGAAGGAAAGAGGCCGCATGAGTTCCCTGTTCTGCGTACTGGCAAACAGGTAAAGACCGAATTCGATAACGAGACCAATAAGTTCAAGGCTTTGCATGAACAGCTTGTCGCCGCAAAAACTCCTGAAGAAAAACAGGTTTTACAAGACAAATACGACGCTCAAAAGGAACATCTTTCAAAACTAGCTTCAGAGATGGCACAGATCAAAACCAACAAAGGCAACCCTTCCAACATGGACGAATTGCTCAACCCAGACCCTGAAAAAGTAGGTGGTTGGCAGGAAGAAAACTTTAGCGTTGTTCCAGTGATGCTATCTCCTGTACAACCTTAATCATGGCTGATCCAGACCTGAATGCAGATTTACAAAAGATCAACGAACTTGCGGGATTATCTGAAAAAAAAGAAGAGCCTCAAAAGCCTTTAGACAAGACAGAAATACCTGAAGTTGCGGCTGATCGTGCGGTAGCTGGTCAGCAATCAGAGATGGTTCCGAAGGTTCCGCCTATTGAGGATACGGCGACATCTTTATTCAATGCTCCGACTCCGATCACGCCTGAAGAAATCAAGGCAAAGGAAAGTTACAAGGGTGGTGGCGGAGCAATGGGCGCGTTGCAGGCGTACAAAAAAGAAGCCGAATCAGGCAAAAAACCCCCCACTAAACCGCTTGCGGATATTGGCCTTGAAAAATCAAAGGAAAAAGCAAAAGAGCAGGGAACTTATGTTCCCAATTTGCAATCCGATCTTGATGAAATCAACGCAATCTCTCAAAAGACATCACAGGAAAAGCCTACGTCTATTGCAGATGAAATTATTGCCGCTGGCCCACAGGGAATAACGCAATATCACAAGGACATGGTCGATCTGACGAAAGATCCCGAACTCCTGAACGAAATTTACGAGAAGGCTCCTTGGTACGACCTTGGGTCGAAGTACAGGGATGTCTATAAATTCAAACAGAGTCCACAGAATGCCATGTCGGCGCAGAAGACTCTGGCTAGCCTGAAGCAATGGGGTAAGCAGATGGGTACGCAGGGTATAAACCTACTTGGAGACATCGGAGAGGACGCCGGAAAGCTACTCAATGCCGAAGACTACACAAACAGGCCATATAGCGAAAAACTCAAGGAGGTCGGCGCAGACGCAATTACTGGGCTGGATGAATTCCTTGGAATTCCCGTAGGGTCTTATAATTTCGGACAATATCATCAAAGCGGATTTGGGATTGTTGATGACATCCTGAAAAAGATGAATGGCATCTCGCCAGAAAGGCATGAAGCCAACTGGCAACAGCGAGCCGATGTCAGAAGATTGCAGGCGAATCGTGATGCAATAACTCCATCAAACTTTGGCGTAGTTGCATCCGGCGTGATGCGTAATTTCATGCCTACGCTTGATCAGGTAATGGCTGAAAATCCAAACCTGTCCGCGGAGCAGGCCGAATACAAACTCCAGCAGGATACTGCCGACATCATAAAGAAAAACGCGCCTTCGCTATTACAGCCAGCAACAGAGCGAGGCAAAGAAGAAATCAGAACTGGCGTAGGATTGCTAGTTCCTGAAGCTAACGCGGCAGTTGTAGGACTTGAAGGAATTGGCATGGGAATGCGGGGTCTTGCCAAGGCAGGCAAAGCATACGAACTCCAGAAGACCATTTCCAAGATGCCATATGTGGCGCAGAGGGTTGAGGCGGCTACAGCGGAGGATGCCGCAAAGATTGCATACGCTCAAAGGGTTGCTGAAGCTCGCCGTGTGCTTGAAGAAAAGGCAAAACAGGCGGCACAAAAGGCTGACGAGATTGGACGCGAAGGATACCACACAATTTTCGGTAAACAGATTCCAAGGGTGGGAACGCTTGCAGGGAAGGGATACGATCTCCTCACATCACCACAACAGCCACTCACAAGCCTCCTGACGCCTGCGTTGGTCGGTGGTGGAGTTGGTTATGTAGAAAACCCAGAACACGGCGTATGGGGAGGAGTCACAGGTGCTGTCACTGGCGGTCTTCTCAAGAAATACGGCCCAGCGGCACTGCGACAGGGTCTTGGACTCATCCGCGACATTGATCAGGCTTCCGAGATGCTTAATGGAAAGGTCGGGAATGTCTACAGCATCGCCGGACAGGCAGAGGACTCGTCTGCAATCACTAAAAGGCTATTTGGCGGAACGACACCGCAATCTATCATCAACGCACATGGGTTGGATTGGCTTCAGAAAAACGCTGTGCCATTTGCAATGAAAGGCGTTCATGGCGGCGCGCTCATGGGTGCTTTGGGTATCCTTAACGATACGCCTAGCGATGAGTTGCCATCTGAAGCGATTCAGGGCGCATTGATGACGATGCTACCATCGTTAGTTCATCACATCGGCACAGAGGCTCCTGAAGTCACGCGCAACAGGATACGTCAGGAGGATGCCAGCATCAGGAGCGCAATGGCTGATATGCCGGAAGATAGTCGAAATACAATCGAGCAGGCCAATTGGCAGATGGAGATTGATCGCCGTCGCGAGAATTACGAGGAAATGGTAAGGCAGGCGCAGGATACGCAGGCAATGGCTGACAATGCGCGTAATCCAAAGGAAAAAGCCAAGTTCCAAAAGGTTGCTGATGACACCAAGAAAATGGTCGATCATCACCTGTCAAAGTACATTGGCGCGCTAACCGCGGATGTCCCTACTCGCCTTGAGTACAACAGGCAGTTCAAGTTGGCTGTAGCTCAACTGCATGAGCTAATGAACGGCGCAATGCGAGCAGGCCAGCAGAATATCGGCATGGAGATTTTAACTACTCCGCAGATTGTTGATAGGATTCTCAAGACGCCTGAATTTGCGTTAAAGATCAATCAGGAGGGAATGGCAACCGCAACAGCGCAGGCAGAGCAAATCGCAAAGCAAAAGGGATTCAGTGTAGACCCTAATTCCGGCATTACGCTCGATCCTCAAAAGCCCGTGATGATCATTAACGCGGACACGCTTGCCCAACACCCAGAAGGCCCGTACAGGGCGTTGTTACATGAGGCCGGACACTCGCTGATGAAGATCCCGCAGTATGCGGACTTGCTGAAAGAAACAAAGAGAGAGCTTTTAGGTCATGTGGATATTGTGGATGGAAAGATCGTTGGATCATCCAAGGGGCAATACCAACCACAGGATCTGTGGCGGATGTTCTTCGACAAGTACATGAATGGAAAGTCCGTTGATGAGATCCGCGCATTCGCAGATCCTGCCGGATTGCTTGACCAAGATGGGAAGCTCAATGTTGAAAAGGTAGTCAATTACATGGGAGAAGAGGTGATGGCTGATGCCATTGCTAACACACTGGCTAATCGATTTGATCATGGTCTTGGCGGTATGGCTGATCACCTCCGAGATTGGGCGCACCTGCACCAAGAGAGTTCATGGGTTGCTAGGGCGATCCAAAATGCACTTGGAGTCGGAGGTAGGGATCCGCGTGACACAAGTTACAGGCCAATTACTGGCGTCGAACTTACGCCGGAGGCCGCGGCGGCTACCGACAGGGCGGCTAGGATGATCCACAACCTGAATGGCAGGGTTTCACCGCTGGAAGAAGTCAGCGACAGGCCAAAGATGACTCGCAAGGAGTTGGTCGCAAATCCCGTCTTGATGCAGAGGATCGGCGGAGTCTCTGGCATCGTAAAGACCAAGATGGTCGCAAAGATTTATGATCGGTTTGGAAAGCAGATAGGGGGCGCGGTAGACATTGAAAACCCTCTTGCCGCCGAAGGAACTTGGCTGGCAAATGATGATGGAACTACCAAGCAAACCAAGGGATATGGTCAGATTCCAGATGAACTCCGCGGAACCAAACTGCCAAACGGGGCAAGATTAGAGGTTGAGAGTCAGGTGCTTTACCAACCCGATGGAGTGACCCCGATCTGGAATACACCAAAGGAGACCAAGAACCTCCGAAAGACTCGCGACAAGATGATTCGTGACGCGATCAACAACGCTCCGAATGATGGAACTCCCAACAGGATGGAGCCATATAGCGCGGATGAGTTAAGCATGGGTGGAACGCTACAGCCAAGTCAGATCAAGGCGATCATGGATCTGCCGGAATCGATTGTTCCACTCAAAATAAAAGAAAATATCATCAAGCTGAATGACCTAATCAAGAGCGGTCGCAGGAGCTATACCGACTACTCGACCCATGTTGATAAAAATGGCAAGTATGTAGGATCCACGCCGCAGATCCGCGACAACCAATACACAAGCCTCCATTTCAGTAAGGCAGGGAATTTTACGGCAATAGCTATCTCATGGGATGCTCTGCATACCAAGATGAAGTTACTGAATCAGCGTATTCCACACTGGTTTGACTTGTGGGGAGGCAATACTGATAAATTTTACGATGAATTCGTAAATAAGTACCTTGTCAACATCGAGCAGGGAAGGCCAAACGATGTAAACCTTGACGATGATCCAGCTATATCTGTTGCAAAGCGGGACAAGTTTAGGGATTTCCTTGGGTTTGATAACAAGTCACCCACAACGATCTACCCTGAAAAGACTACGATTCCGAGGAAGAAGGGAGAGAAGAAAGCCGATCTTGAGAATGTAGTCAGGTCGTTCCGCTTGGACGCCATGATGGACATCATCGACAGCCCAGCCACCAGCCGGAAGATGGACAGGAATAAGGTTCTTACCAACTTCCTGCCAGCGGATGAGGGCGAGGAGCCTGCACAGCGCGTTTTAAGGCCGGAGGCTACCAGAGTTACCCCGCAGATCCTAAAGGGCATCACAGCGGCTCATACGACCGAGAATAGGCCATTTGGGGTGCAGTATGTATCTCCACAAGCACAAGCACCAAAAGCTGGCATCCAGTTCATGCCTGCCTCTGCCGAGATCCGCGAGGAGGGAACAAAACAACACCTTGAGTTTTTTGACCGCGAGCTAGAGAACAGCGGAATTAAACAGAAGCCTGCTACAATGGCGGCTTTGGATGAGTTTATTCATAATTATGTTCAGGAGAAGTATTATACTGATGAAGGAAAGCCGTCTTCCTCGCTTTTTCCTAAAATCGACCCAGAGAAGATTAAGAACTACTACCAGAAGGTAGTCCGTAACGCTACTCCTGCACAGGCCGCAGACTTCCCTCCAGATTGGCTCCGTATCCGCAACATGAGTCAGGAGGAGTTCGATAGGTCATTTGATCAGGACAGGGTAGATCAGATCACGCAATTCAGGGTGAATGCGCTGGCAAAGAGTGCAAATTACTTGCTTGGGGAGATGAAAGATCCTCAACAAACTGAATTACAAAAGAAGATAATTGAAATAAATGATGCGTTTGCAAGTGGTGATATTGGTTTGTGGGAAGAGAAACAAGCGGAGTTAGAAAGGTTAAATGGAGATACATATGAAAATCTTCGTAATGAAGCGTTTCGAGGCTCCTATACCCCATCCGAAGTAGCCGCCATTCTCAATGCCTCATCCAAGTTTAGGATTAACGCTGGCTACAACGAAGAGGGCGAGATGGTTCCGCTCATCCAGAACATCAGCAACGGAAATGAGGCTGTTCCAAACGAAGTTTCAGGAGCAACCGCATCAAAAATTGCGGAGTATATGCGCCAAGGGATGTCTTCAAAAGACGCCTACACCAAGGGCGTATTTGATGTGATTAAAGCTCGCGCCGAAAAGCGCGGAGTTTACACAGGTTGGAAGAAGTATGATCAGTCATCCGACATGGGTCAGGCAGAGAAGTTGAACGCAGACTGCGCTGGCACTGGATGGTGTACAGGTGGATCTGTAGGAACTGCGAATAGCCATCTTACTGGTGGTGACTTCTATCTGTACTTTGACGAGGGAAGTCCTCAAATAGCAATACGCACAGAGAATGGAGAAATTGCTGAAGTCAGAGGAACAGGAAAAGCCCAGAATATTACTGCGCCACAATATGACGCAGAAGCAGAGAAATTTATTCTTGGTGGAGAAGGCCCAACTGGAGGAGACAAATACCTCCATGATAGGAATTTTAGGAAAATGGCTGTTGAAATAATAAAAACAGGCGTTTTGCCAGTAGACGCATACAAATATTATGATCAAAATGGAGTTTTTTACCCACCATCACCAAAGCAAAGAGACTATGGAAATGGATTTGAGCAAGAATACCTTCAACCATTTATTGATAATGCACCTAAAACTGAAGACATTCTTGATAAAAATGGAAACCTGTTAACTGGCCTTGTGTGGACTCCAGAAGACCCAAATAATAATAAATACAAAAATGTTTCTGGAAAAATAATGGTGCGTGTTGATAAGAGAAATGGCGAAACATTTGAACTTCCATATTTGGAAAGCGCAGGAGAAATACTTACTGCAAATATCACAAATGTATATCTTCCAAACCTAAAAAAAGTAGGAGCAATTGGAGGAGATTCTGCTGGAGAAGTTAATCTTCCATTACTTAAAGAATCTGGGAATGTTTGGTTTTATTACGCAAATAAAATAAACCTGCCTCAATTAGAAACAGCAAGTCGAATACATATTTCTCACGCTAATGATTTAATAGTTCCAAAACTTAAAACTGCTAAAAGTATTGAATTTGGATCGCAGACCAGAATGGCGGATAATAAAAATGTTGATTTTTCTTCACTAGAAAAAGTTACTACACTAGATATAAGAGGCCCATCTCAAGTTGCTGTTCCGAAACTTGAAAAAGTAAAAAATATTGATTTATCACTTGTTACTGCATTTATTGCACCAAAACTTGAATCAATTGATACTGCATTTTTTGGAAACACTAAAATTGTTTATGCGCCAGAAGTATCAATTAGATTAATGTATTCAGTTAAGGGCATAAATGAATTTATTGGAAGGAGAAGTACGCTTCTTGATATTGTACGCGAATGGAAGCGAGCAAACCCTGCTGACCTTTCTGACGATCCATTTTATTATACAGACCCAGAAGGAAATAAATATAATTTTGCAAACCAGCGTGACTTCAAAAACATCTTTGATGTTATTGATGGCAAGGAAGTCCCATCCAAAATTACAGAGCCATACGCAGGAACAAACGAGAAGATTGTTTCTGCTGTTATTACAACGCCACAGGGTAAAGTTGAAAAAGAGGGTGCTACTCACCTTGAACTACAAGGCCCAAATGCACCAAAAGACCCTTTTGACAGAGAGGGAAAATGGTGGAAGTTCAGAACATACAATCCGCATGGCGCGCCTCGCGTTGTTGATCGTAGGGAGGCATTCAGCATTGCAGAGCAGAATGGTCAGCTAAAGAAGCCAAAGACTCTTCAAGACCAAGTAAACTATGATCGCGGAGTCCTTCACAGCGACATGGTGAATTATGCACGCGATGGCGACACAGGCATCCAGTTCATGCCAAATATTTCAGTTGCTCCAGAAAGATGGCATGGCACAGGAGAAGAGCGTGTTATTACGAACGCTGAATACAGGAAGACCAAGAGGATCCCAGAGGCCGGAGAAAGGCGAGGCAAGTATGTTGCGCCTCCAGCATCTATAAAAAAGAAGTTCGACATTTCTGAATTCACCGCTGGTGGAAAAATGTTTGATGCGGATACAGGAGAGGATGTAACAGACCGCATCTACTCTGGAGCCACAATCGACGCTACAGGAGCGCGTCCATCACTTGTTTCTGCTGATGATCAAGTCGAGTCACTTGGAACAGGAAACACCTATAAAACAAACCTGTTTAAGAAATCTGCTGGGTGGGAATGGATCAGCAAAAAACCGCCAACGCACGCCGCTCTAGGAAACAAGGGAGAAGAAGACCCTGTTCTGGTTTCCGTTGCTGGATCATTCAAGGATACTGATGCTGACCACAAGTACGCATTGAAGGTAAATTTTGAAAACGCCGTCAAGATGGCTAGGTACTCAAAAGAGGCTAATGAGCCTCGCTTGCGTCCGACATCGAAGGGCGAAATTACTCTTGGAAATGTGGTCGGCAAGATCAGAACATCCCAAGGGAATGTCCACCCTGTCTACGACACGATCACGATTGGAAATAAGCCTGCGAAAGGCGTCTCCTTCATGCCTGCGGATGCCGATCACGCCGAACTAGAGAGACGCTATAAGGAAGGCGATGAGAAGGCGAAGGAAGAGGCGCAGAGACTAGTTGATGAAAAAGCAAAGAAGGCTGGGTATGATTATCAAAATGTTTATCATGCATCGCATGAACAATTTAATGAGTTTTTAACTGCGGCTGAACAAGCAGAGGCAAGAGGAGAAGATTTAGACTGGGATGAAAGCCAGATTGGAAACCTTGGTGAAGGGCATTACTTTACTCCTGACATTTCATATGCAAAACGATTTGGAACGCCACGAAAATTCCATCTAAAAATCAACAATATTGTTGATGGCAGAGATGAAGATGTGATTAAGAGAGGGCGTGAGATTCAACAGGAATTAATAGAAGAAAATGGAGGAACAACTCAAGGTGAGGTTTATGAGGAGTTGATGAAAGAGATGAATGCTGATGGCGTAATTGCCGAAGGCGCAGGAGGACTTTCCTATGGCTCTACAGAGCTTCTAGTAAAGAATTCTAGCCAAGCCAAACTTGCCGATCCATTCACCTACGATAAGGACGGCAACCTGATCCCTCTCTCTCAACGCTTCAATCCAGAGTCAAACGACATCAGGTTCATGCCAAAGAGCGAGGAGGAAGAATCAAAAAAACGATCATTCGATGTTGTTCCTAATTCATTCCAAAAATTGGTATCGGCTGGATATACTAACCAATTTGATTACAAGGGGCTTTCAAGGACATTTGAGCTTCCTGTTGGAAATATTAACCCTACAGAAAATACTAAAGACGAGAATGTACAATCGCTCGTCGACAAAATGGACAATGGAGGAACATTCACTCCAATAGTTATAGATGAGGATAACAATGTTGTTGATGGACATCATAGGCTAGAGGCGGCAAAACAAATGGGCATTGATAGAGTTCCTGTTCAACAATTAATTAGATCATCTCTTTCTTTCATGCCGTCCAGCGAGCTTCCAAAGACCGAGGACGGCAAGGTAGATTGGGAAGGATTCAAGGTTAAGACGCAGGAGATTGCCGCCCCGCTGGCGAACCTCGCTCCACTAGGTGGCATCAGCTTTATGCCTGCAAAAAAGCCAGCCATAACACAAAAAGGAGAAGATGACACATATCTCAAACAGGCATTGAAAGCAGGTAAAAATGGCAAGGTAAAGTTAACTAGACCATTCAGAGCCAACGAGGCTCTTCCAACAATGGATCAGTTGCCAGTAATCGGAAACCAAGTTGATAGAAATACTTTCAAGTATAACCAACCAGCAGAAGTCATATTCTACGAGCATGATGGAACGCCAGTTTCTTTTAAGTGGGATGGTCAGATGCTAGTCCAGCCTGCATTCAAAGACATCGCAGAGGAACACGCCGGAAAGGCCGTACAATTGGCAATGGCTGACAGGCAAACCGCTACAGGCGGCGACATGGGTGGCGTGATGCACACATTCCTGAAATCACTACGCACCATTACCATCAAAGATCCATTAACTGGCAATGACTTGATTGTGGTATGGGCAAACAACGAGTGGAAGCCTGCAAAAAACATGAAGGATAAAGTTCGTATGTTTGGAGCAAAAGACCTGCTGACTTATCTTATGGGTGAGGATGCCCATGCAAGCAATACTCGTAGCGTTAGGCGTATCTCTAATGAAATCGATAATTCTGGTTTGAATGACAAGGAGATTGATACCTTCCTGATTCTTGCAAACAAAGGAGTTAAGACGGCTAGGACGGCGGAACAGAACAAGACTATAAATGATTCTACAGCGGTTATTGAGAAGGCAAAAGAGAACATCAAAAAACAAAAAGATCCTAAAAAGAAAGATGAATTAAAAAAGCTAATAAAACTTGCTGAAAAGAGCATATCTGACGCAAAAGCTAAACTTCCGCAGTATGAAATAACTCCAGAGGAGAAAGAGTTTTCCGCAATTATAACGGCGTTCAAGTCCTCATTTACTGGATTCAAGCGAGGGACGCGATCTGAAGCAAACTTTAAGGCCAAGGAAAAAGAATTCTATGACTTCCTAAAGACTCCAAAATTCACAAAGTTACGAAAGACTATTCGCGGCAAAAAAATGATCAAGCTAGACGATACATTCAAGGGTAGAAAGGCCGCTGTTCAAAATTTACTTGGCCTGACCATCAATGGTTTCAACATCGATCACATACTGCCAATGACGGCTGATTTCAAAGGTGGTCGCATCCATCACATTGTGAGTAGCGTTGAGCTTTCTACTAACCCAGAGCTTGGTGCTGTGTATCTTGGCGATGACCCAGAGCAGGCAAAATTTATGACTCCGCTTGAGGCCGCGGCGGCGGCACAAATTAAGGCAGATCCGAATTTTGTTGTGCATGAAGCCTATGCATGGGGTATGCTTGGCCCATTAAAAGGAAACCATTTCTTAAACACAAATCCACGAACTCCTGAAGAATACTTCCCTAAATTCAGAAAGCGATATGCCGCCACCAAAGAGGACGCTGAAAAAGCCGAAAAAATCACCAACGCCAGCGAATCCAACTTGGTAAACACAATGCGCGATCAAAAGTCATTTGCTTTAGAGATGCCAAATAAACCCAAAAAATGAAAACCAGCGATTATGTAATGTTGCTAGATGAAAATGCAGATATTAAGGAATGGGAATCTGTAGGATACATCATATACACAAATCCAGATGGTATTACACACCTTGCTGTAGCGGAAGATGCTCCAGAAGAAGCGCATCATTTGGCGGCGGCGGCGGCACAAGGAGACCCAGAAGCTAATGATGAGATAATGGGCGAATACTTGACTTCAGAAGACGAATAATGCACAACTAAACAACTTATGCCTCTACGACTTTGCTCCTCCCAGAACTGCTTCACTCGCAACCTTAAAGCTGAAATTAAGGCCGGAAAGCCACAAAAACAAGCTCTTGCAATCGCCTATGCAACGAAGCGAAAGGCCAAGTCAAAAGGCAAATAATATATGGCAACTGAAATCCCTCGCAAAGAAGACCTAAAAGACATCAGCGATGCAACCTGTATGTTCATCGATCATGGTCTCTTCCTGTCTCAAGCACTGCGTCTAGCCCAAGACTTCAAAAAGGTCTATGTGTACACTCCTTGGGAATCTGGGTTCCCATCAATGACATCGTTGATCGGGACTGGATACGATGAGATTGAGGTAGTATTAAGCCCATTCCCATACATCGAAGAGTGCGATGTGTTTGTCTTCCCTGATGTGAATCATGGCCCACTCCAGCAATATCTTGCTGATCAGGGTAAGGCGGTATGGGGATGCAAAATGGGAGAGTGCCTTGAGCTTGAGCGTGAGGGATGCAAGCAGATCCTGAAGGCATTAGACCTTCCTGTCGGCAAGTATACGCACATTGTTGGTTTAGACAATCTGCGTGCATTCCTTAAAGAAAATGATGGTAAGACGCATTTTTGCAAAGTGAGTCGTTGGAGGGGAACTTTTGAGACATTCGCCTGCACGCATTATCGGGATGTGGAGCCGAAGATCGATGAGATCGAACACAAGATTGGCCCACTCAAAGAAATCATTGAATTTACTATTGAAGAGGAGTTGAAAGATCGTGTCGAAGTGGGAACGGATGGATTTGTAATTGACGGCAAACAACCGACCCAGCTTATGGCTGGAATTGAGGTTAAGGATCTTTGCTATGTGGGAAAGTTCCTTAAATATTCCGACCTTCCAGAACCTGTTCGTCGCTTCAATGACCGCATGGAGCCTGTTTTCAAAGCGTATGGATACCGAGGTTGGATGTCATCCGAGGTGAGAATTGGAGCGGATA